TTGCTTGGTGTTTTTTTGCTGAACCAAATTTACAAGTTGGAGACCACCTTTTTCTTTTTGGTTGCAGAAATTTCAACTAACTTTGGGGCATCTTCATATTGCTACTTCAATCTACATCTATAATTCCTTTTAATTACTACTTATAGATATATAGATAAGAATCAGTACCCATTTTCAGAGAGTGTTTTCAGTAGTGTATTTAATCATACTGAAATTTTCTTTTCTTGACAAACACACGCGCTTTCGCGAATTTCGCGCATTTTGGGCGTTGTCGCAGGGTATCGGCCATTCGTGTATGCGAGTGTCATGGCCAATCGTCGCGCATATTTGTGCGCTGTGGCAGCCAATATGTTCGCGGGCACCATTGATTCCTTATGATGGATTGAAGGCTTCTACGCGCGCTCTGGGCTGTTTCCCGCGTCGTGGGCATTCTCGTATGCAGGCAGCCAAAAGAGAGCGCTGTGGGCCGCGCTGTGCGGCCGTGGCGGTGCCTGCAAAGTGCTTGCGCCCGGGTGGGCGAGTGGCTAAATTTGCGCAAATTTAGCGGTTAACAAGTTAACGACAGGGTGGGCTCCCGCCCCGTTCGTGTGGGTTAACGCCGTTGTTCCGGCTTCGTCGCGTGCGCTGTGAACCTCTATCTTAACCGTCCGTGCGGTTTATGCCTGCGCGTCGGTTAATCGTCAAAGCCCGCTTGAATGCTTGCAATTGAGCGTTGTCTGTGATGTGTGCTCGGCCTGCCGCCTTGCGTAAAGGTTAATCGGTTAAACTCAAAGTTAATCAAGTCCAGGGGCACCCACCCCCGCCCCAGGCCCCCCGTCAAAAAGGGTTGCTACAACTCGCGACGCTCCGATGGGGGGGCGCGCGCGACTTTGAATCCAACTTTTTGAGATTTTCGGGTGGGTTAACGGGGGCCCGGGTTGCCGAGTGATTTTTTCGTGTTACCAAAATTAACTCTTTAACGGCGTTTTCGGTTAATCTTGGTTTAGAGGTTAACAATGGACTACCAACGCCATCAACATTCCTACCCGGACGAAGAACTTGAAACAGGGGCCCAGTTTGCCAAGCAGATCGGTGTCTCTGGTGCGGCAGTATCGAAGGCGACTACCAAGGGACGGCTTGACACTTTCCGGAATTCGCGTGGCGAAAAGTGCTACCACAAGGTAATTTCGGCGCAGCAGTGGACGCTCAAGAAGGACCGCAGCAAGGTTACTACTCCGACTCGCGGGCAAATGGCCGCCGGTTACGACAACATCGATGCCCAGGCGATGGCGCACGTGCTTGCCAACGAGAATCCGCAGGCACCAAAGCCCGTTTCGGCTCCAGTCCAGGGACTCGATCTAGGGGCCGTGATGCAGGAACGTCAGGAATTCGAAGTTTCGAGAGCCGAAAAAGAGTTCCACAACGCTAGAGTGGCAAAATTCAAGGCCGACGAACTTGAAGGTCGCCTTGTCGACAAGCAGACGGTGTTCCTGAAGGCCTACCAGATTGGAGCCATGATCCAGGAAAAGGTCATGAACATGTACGTGCAGCTTGCTCCGAAGATTGTTGGTCATATCCAGGAGCAGTTAAGCATGTCCGGAATCGAGGCTGAAAAGCTGCGCGTGGCCATGAAGGACTCTAACCACGAAATCGGCGAAATCATCCGTAAGGAATCGATTACGGTGCTCAAGGACTTGAGCGACCGCACTCCGGAGAACTTTTTAGACTGATGTCTGAACAGCTGACAGAACCGACTGCCGTTGCGCAGAAATTCGAAAACACGCTGCCTTATACAGGCAACGTGGATTTCTGCCTTGGCGGGTTGATTCAGGGGCTCACGCCGCCCAAAGATCAGACGATTAGCCAGTGGGCTGCAGAAAACCGACTCTTGGCGGGCGAGGCGTCCGCTTCGAAGGGCAAGTGGACCAATGAGCGCACGCCTTACCTGGTCGAAATCATGGATATGCTCAGCCCGCAGAGTCCATGCAGCGACGTCGCCTTTATGAAAGGCTCACAGGTCGGCGGAACGGAGTGCATGATCAACACTGCGCTCTACTACATGCTGCAGAGCCCGTGCCCGATTGGCCTTTACCAGACCACCGACGACGCGGCCGCAGATTTCGAACGCCAGCGCCTTGCACCGACATTTGCGGCAATGAAGATGGACCAGTATTTCACGGGCGACACTGCCGGCTGCAAGGAGTATCCGGGCGGCATCTTCTTCCTCGGTTCGGGCGGTTCGGCATCGCAGCTGCGCTCAAAGCCCCTGCAGGTGGTACTCTGTGACGAAATCTCGGGTTGGCCGCTGGACTGCAACGGCGAAGGCGACCCGTGCGATCTTGTAAAGAGGCGCACTACGAACTTTCCGCGCCGCAAGCGCTTCTGGAACTCGACGCCGACCATCAAGGGCAAGTGCCGCATTACAAAGAAGTTCGAGGCGGGTGACCAGCGATACTACAACGTGCCGTGCCCGCACTGTGGCGAGTTGCACGTGTGGGAATTCAAGCACCTGGTCTGGGACAAGGACGCGAACGGCAACCACTTGCCATATACTGTGCGCATGAAGTGTCCGCACTGCAATGGCGAATACCAGGAATGGCGAAAGACAGAACTGATGGCGCAGGGGCAGTGGGTGCCCACTAACCCGAATGGAGCTTACCCGAGCTACCATTTGAGCGCGTTCTATAGCCCGCTCGGGTGGTATTCTTGGGAAGAAGCCGTGATTGAATTCCTGGAAGCCAAGGGCGACCCTCAAAAACTTAAGGTATGGACAAACAACGTGGAAGGCCGCGCCTGGGATGAAGAAAACCAGGTCCGCCACGATTTTTCGGAACTCTTCCTGCGTCGCGAGAATTACGGTTGCGAGGTCCCTGACGGTGCGGTGCTCTTGACTGCCGGCGTGGATACGCAGGACGACCGCCTTGAAGTGGAGATTGTCGGCTGGGGCCGTGGGTTAGAAAGCTGGAGCATCGACTATATGATTATTCCGGGAGACCCGGACCAGGATGACGTGTGGAAAACTCTCGATGACATCCTGATTAACTCTAGTTACTCCAAGGCCGATGGCACTCCGCTCTATGTGGCCTCGGCGCTTGTGGACTCGGGTGGCCATAAGACGGTCGCCGTTTACAAGTATTGCGCTAAGCGTGAGTGGCGGCGCATTTACGCGAGCATCGGTGCGCGTGGACCTAATCGTCCGGTTATCAGTCGCCCTGGTTCGACGAAAAAATCCTCTGCAGAGAATGCGAAGTTGATTACCGTGGGCACCGATACCATTAAGGATTGGTTCTTCAACGTTCTTTCTTTCGACAAGCCTGGTCCAGGATATTGTCATTTCCCGCTCAAGGATATTTATGACCAGGAACATTTCAAGCAGCTTGCCGAGTCTGAAGTGAAAAAGTCACACATGAGTCGCGGATTCTTGACACATTCCTACGAAAAAATATATGATAGAAACGAGCCGCTGGACTGTCGCGTGTATGCACGTGCGGCCATCAACCTGGTTGGAATCGATGTGGACAAGCTTGCTGATTCCGGAAAGAGTTATACCAGGAACCCGGCGAAGAAACAGCCTATCCGGAGAGGTTTCGTTGTAAACCAAGGAGTGAAACTATGATGGGTTTCCATGTGACCTGCAATGTCGATAAACTGCTGAAGGGCGTGCGCGACGTGCGCGAAAAACAACTGCCGTATGCCATGAAGGAGGCGGTTAACGCCAATGCGTTCCGGGCTCGCCGAGCTCTCATCAAGGATTATCCGCGTAAGTTTACTATGCGTTCGAAAGGATTGCCAAACCTGATCCGTATCGACAAGGCTGACAAGAAGGTGCCTGCGGCCCGCATTTTCCTGGACAAGTTGTTTATGGCCCGCCAGGAATACGGTGGGGAAAAGGTCGCAAAGCCTGGAAAGGGTGTGGCCGTGCCTCGTCCTGGCGTTACCGAGAAGGGTGGGTTGACGTCAAAGGGCTCTGTCAAACCGGGTTATTACGTTTCGGCATTGCTTGCAGATGCGGAAAAGAGCAAGCGCCGTTCCAGGGTACGAAACGGTCGTAAGTACGGTGAAAACAGGCCGTCGGCACGTAAAAGTTCAAAGTATCATCCGTTCGAGATGGAACGCTCGGATGGCGTGCGTTTTATTGCCCGTCACATCGCTGGGTCCCGGAAGTTGGAATGGTTGTATGCCTTGTACCCGAAGGTGGTTGTGCCGGCAAGATGGGGATGGCAGAAAATCGTAAAGTTCTTTTACGAAAAGTACATCAAGTCTGACTTTGAGGCTGCTTATCGGAAGGCTCTGGAGAGCGCGAAGTAGAGGACGTTGTTTCTGACATTGTTGCTACGCAAAAAGCGGATACAATGTAGACGAAAATCGTAACTATAATTGGCTCTATTCCAGATTCGTGCAGAATGTTTATTCCATCAATTTCAATCTGAGAGCAAAAATGGTGGCCTAGTGCATAAAATCCCCAATAAAGGCAAGCGTAAACTACATGCCTTATAAGTTTTGTTGAGGATTTGTTCTGCTTCTCCATACCCATAATATAACCAAAATTAACCAAAAAGGCAAACAAAAAGTTAATCCAAGTTAAAACAATGGTTAAGCTGTTGACGGCCCAAAATTATTGTGTTACCAAAAACGCCGTTAGCTATTGCATTAAGGCTATTTTGGTGCTATGGCTCAACTATATCCTGTCGAACTCTGTGAAAGCATGGTCGCCAAATCTAGGGCGGCACTCGAAAAGGCTTTGGAGGCCCAGAGTTATTCTATCGGTGGCCGGTCCTTGAACCGCGCGTCGGTAGATAGTTGTCAGAAACAGTTGGACTTGTGGTTGGGGCGTCTCGCCACGGCGAAAGGGTTGCGCCGTGGCAAGGCGTTCTGTGTCGCGTCGATTCCGCATTAGGGTCTATGGCAAAGAATCTTGTAGGTGCTCATGGAATTGCATGGAAAGGGGCTTCGGTCGTAACGGAAGCGCTCCGCGCATTCTATGCGCCGCACGGTTCTGCCGACCGCGATATTGCGGGCGACCTCGATGTTCTGCGTCGCCGCAGCCGTCAGCTCTTCCAGAATAACACGTTCAGCCGTGCGATGATTTCGAGTTTCGACACGAATGTTGTCGGGACCGGAATAAAGGCGCGCCCGAACCTGATGCTGTCCGAAATGCTCGGGCTCACAAGTGAAGAAGCGGAAAAGTGGGCGAACAAGACGAAGGTCCTATTCAACCTCTGGGCGACCGACAAGAAGTGCGATGCCGAAAAGACGAACAACTTTTTCCAGTTGCAGGACCTCGCGCTGAAAACGGCGCTGCTGGGTGGCGACTGCTTCGCGCTTTCTTGCTTCGACAAGAATTTTGCTCCATACGGAATGAACGTCAAGCTGCTCGAAGGCGAACGCGTCCAGAACCCGCTCGGGCAGATGAATTCCGATGCGCTTGCCGAAGGCATCGAGGTCGACAAGAATCACGCTCCGCTGGCTTATTACTTTACGCAGAAGCCCGTATGGAGTTTTGATGACTATACCGATTTTATAGACTCCGTAAGGGTTCCTGCGTTCGATGCGTTTGGCAATCCGAACGTAGTCCACGTCTTTACAGCGGACCGCACGGACCAGCGTCGCGGCGTTCCGCTTCTCGCTCCGGTCATTTGCCAGTTGAAGCAGCAAGAGCGTTACCAGGATGCCGAACTCATGGCGGCTGTAATCAGCGCGTGTTTTACGGCGGTTCTCGAAAACAATATCCCAGACGAGGCCGAAGAACTTTACGGCAACATGCCCGAAGAAGAACGCGTCGACAAGACTGACAGTTACGGCAACGCCATTCCTGGCGGTGCGCACCCGTCGCTCGAAATGAAGCCGGGTGCCGTGTGGTCGCTTGCGCAGGGGCAGAAAATCAGCAGCCTTAATCCGCAGCGTCCGAATGTGAACTACCAGCCGTTTGTCGAGAGCATCTTCGCCGAGGCTGCGGCCTCTTGTGGCGTGAGTTTCGAGGTCGTGCTCCGTAAGTTCAATAACAGTTACAACGCCGTTCGTGCTGCTTTGCTCGAAAGCCAGAAGACTTTCAAGAAAATGTGCATGAACTTTGTGGCGGATTTCTGCAAGCCGATTTACGAGAAGTGGCTTGCAAACGCAGTGCTCCTGGGAATTATTGATGCTCCGGGTTTCTTTGACGATCCGATCAAGAGAAAACTTTGGAGCCAGTGCCTTTGGGTTGGCGATGCCGCCTTCTTGCTTGACCCGCAGAAGGAAACTGCCGCCATCAAGATGCAGATTGACGAGCAGTTGATTTCGAGAGACACGGCTTGCGCCATGATCAACGGCGGCGACTACAGGACGGTTGCCGAAGGCCATGCGAACGAACTTGCACTACGCAAGGAACTCGGTATCGGTGAACCTGGTTCTGTATCCAAGACAGAGAATTTCAGCGTGACGAGCGACGACCCTGAACAGTCCGCTCTGCAGTAGGTAGAAAATGAAGAAGAGTATGTTGAACAGAATCTTGAGCACTCGTCTTGCTATCCGCAAGGAAGATGCCGATGTCGTCGCGTCCACGAACCTGAAGGTCGTGGATGACGAAGGGCACTGGAAGGGTGCTACGAAGCCCGATGGCGAACTCGACCTGGTGAACAATATCACCCGTCGCGATGACGGCATTGCGGTCATTCACGTGGACGGTGCGCTGTCTTACCGTAGCAACTGGCTTTCTTATTACTTCGATGAGGATACCTACAACAGCATCGAGGCAGCTTTCGAGGAATGCCTTGCCGACGAATCGGTGAAGGGAATTCTCTTCGATATCAACAGCCCCGGCGGCGAAGTGAGCGGGTGTTCTGACCTTTCCGACAAGATTTTCAATGCGCGTGGCTCGAAGCCCTACGGCATTGTCGCCCGCACCGGCGGGATGATGTGTTCTGCCGCATACTGGCTCGGTTCCAGTTGCGAAAAGGTGTTTACGGCGAGCAACGGGACGCTTGGTTCTATTGGCGTCCTTTGCGCGTTCACGAATTTCAGCAAGTCCATCGTCGAGACGACCGTGGTTGTCTCTGATTTGAGCCCGAACAAGGCCCCGGACCCGGGCGACCCGGAAGGACTGAAACTGATTAAGGAAGAATTGAACTCTCTTGCCGAAGTTTTCATCGACGCCGTTGCCCGTAACCGTGGCACGACTGCTGAAGATGTGAAGAAGAACTTTGGCCAGGGAGGCGTGTTTATTGGCGACAAGGCTGTCGCAGCAAAACTTGCGGACGGCGTTATGTCCCTTGATGACGTCTGTGAAGAAATGAAACGACAAGGGATCAGTAATGGAGGTGCCTTTATGGCAACTAACGTTAAAGGAGCCGAGGCTGCAAAGCCCGAGGCTGTGGATATGGAAGCCGTCAAGGCCAAGGCTGTCGCCGATTACAAGGCCCGTGTCGCTTCCATCGAAGATGTCTTTGCTGGTCTCGAAATTACCGGCGAAGAAAAGGCGGGATTCGTCGATGGCGAAAAGACTGTCGCCGAAGCGACCACTTTCGCTCTCGCGAAGGCCAAGGAAAAAATCAAGGCCCAGGCCGAAGACCTTGTGAAGGCTCGTGCCGAACTTGACGAAGCCAAGAAAAAGCCTGCCGGAGCAAGCGAAAGGGAGCGCGCTATCGAAGCGCTTGAAAAGAGCAATGCTGCGCAGAACTCTGTTCACGGCGGTTCCGATGTGACGGCTTCCGACGAAACCAAGAAGCATTCCGAATGGGCTGCTGAAGTAAGCAACGAATTTTTCAAAAAGGGGTAAGACATGTCTGAACTCAAATTCGACAATGATATCGCTGGTGAATTCCCGATCCAGCGCGAAACTGTAAAAATCGGGAAGAACCAGAACCTCAAGCGCGGAACCATCCTTGTCGAACACATTGAGAGCGATGGTGCAAAGGCAAAGTATTCCTTCGCCCTGTCTGCTTACACTGCCGCCGCCGACAAGACCGTGACTCTCGCGATCGGCTCTGCAAGTTACGTCGCCAACGTTGGTTCCAGCGATACTACTATCGCCGCCGTGCTTGGCAAGGTCGTGACCGCTGCAGCCGCAGACACGAAGTTCACCGTGACTGCCGACACTACGAACGGCAAGTTGGTTCTCGAAGCCAAGGCTGTTGGTACCGATTCCACCACCATCACGCTCGAAACGACTGCGACCCTCACCATCGGCAATAAGTCCGAAGATGTCAAGGGTGCAGACGCCGTCGAAGGTGGCTTCTTCCCGATTGCCGACGCAACCGAGGAACCTGTCGGCTACCTTCTCAAGGACATCAAGACCGCTGCTGATGAAGCGGGCTATGCCGATATGGCACGCACCGGCTGCTTTGCCGATGCCGCCGCCATCATCGACGAAAACATCGATGCAAAAACCGTCAAGGACAAGCTTGCCGCACGTTGCCTTTTCTTCAAGGGCGTGGCCGCTGTCAAGGAATAACCAAAAGGAGTGTAAACAATGCCTGAAGCAATTACTCTCGAAGATCGCCACGAGCTCACGAAGCTCCTTGGCGAAAATTTCAAACCCTCGCAGTTCTTCCGCAAGATGTGCGCGACGGACCTGCACAAGACCAAGAATCTCATCCTCCAGCAGGAAAAGCAGACGCGCCTTATCGCTCCGTATGTCTCCGATGACGACGAAGATGGCAAGGTGATTGGCCGCGACGGCTACGAACGCCTTGTCGTGACTGTGCCGACGCTGCACCCGAAGCGCAACCTGACTCGCCGCGATGTCGAAGTCGCTGCAAACGCCGAAATGGTGTTCACCTACGACAACGGCGGTTCTTCTGCCGAGAAGATCCAGTTCCAGAAGCTGATGAAGGATGCTCTTGACCTTCGCCAGTCCATCGAACGCCGCGAAGAGCAGCAGATTATCGAAGCCATGACTACCGGCAAGGTGGAAGTGATTTTCGATGCTGGCAAGCGCACTATCAACTTGAACATCCCTGCAGGCAACTTGACCGCTGCCGCTGCCGGTGACAAGTTTGATGCCGAAAACTCCAACCCGATTACCTACCTCCTTGCGCAGAAGCGTCTTCTCGCCAAGAACGGTGGCGGTCGCGGTTTCCTTTGTGTCATGGGCTCCGATGCCTATGAAGCCTTCATTCAGAACAAGGCCGTGAAGGAATACATGGACAATCGCCGCATGAACTTCGGCGAAATCGAACCGGGCGAGATGGACACCGACTACGTGACTCGCATGGCTCACATCCTCGGCATGGACATCGTCACCTATGACGATTTCTTCTACTCCGAATCGGAGAAGAAGGATATCGAGATGTATCCGAAGGACAAGATCACCCTTATCGGTGCCGGCGCTGGCTTCAAAATGCACTACGGTGCAATCGCCGATGGTACCGACGGCTCGCTGAACGTGTGCCAGGCCTACGCCTACACCTGGATCAAGGACGGCAAGTCCAAGATTATCGAGGAAGAATCCTGCCCGCTGTTCGTCCCGAACGTCGGTGGCGGCATCATTTCCCGTAAGGTGGTGTAAGAGGTTGTCGTGAGCTTTAAGTCGCAAATGGTGGATGACTTGCAGACGGTCTTCCTGAATACGGATGACTTCGGCGAGACTGTTACGCTTGAGCGTAACGGTTCCACCTATGCGATGAAGGGGCTCTATGACGAACTCCCGCTGAATGGCGAGGGGTTGGGTGGAAACGTCGATGCGATTTCGCACAATCCCCGCCTTTTTGTTTCTGCCTCCGATTTGCCTGGAGGTGCGCCCCGTAAAGGCGATGTGTTTGTATTGAGTGCGAACGAATTTCATTCTGAACGCAGAATCGTGGCTAAGGATTTCGAGTTTCCCAAAGATGGTGTTGTTGTCTATTACCTGAAGGACCGTGCATGAGTTTGACTCTTTCGACAATCAAGGAATTGCGCCATGCAGTCGTAAATGCTCTTGTTGCTGCCAATATCGAAGGCATTGGCGAGAATGTGTACGAAGCCAGGCGCGAGAACCTTTGGCCTGAAGAAGGCCTTGTTGCGGTCGTCTACACGGACTCCATCAGGTTCGAGGACAAGCGAACCAGCCCGAAAGAGTATGTTGTGTCTGTTAACGTTGTGGTAGATGTGATTTGCCAGAGCGAAGGCGATAATGTCAACGATACTCTTGACGATGCTTCCGTCGCGGTAATTACGGCTTTGCAGCCGCCAATGCCTGCAGGCGGTTTCTTTGGCGGGCTTACGAAACGCTTTGTCGTGACGGGTGTCGAGAACAACCTTTCTGAGCAGGGTGAAATGAGCCGAGGCTTGCAGCGGATAACGTTCGAGACGATGTTCGGCGTCCCGCTGCCTGTCGGTGGCCCTGTAAATGATTTCTTGCGTGCAAAGACTACTATCCGGGCTGGTGATAGCGAAGACTTGAAACAGGAATTTGTAACCAATGTGAGGCCGAGTAATGCCTAGAAAAATTTTCTTGAAGCCCGCTGAAGGGGTTACGGTGTTTTTGCCGACCCGTGGGCGCAATATTTTCCCGGAAGGAGAAATGGTCGTGGTTGACTCCTTCGTGGAACGCTGTATGTCCGAGGGGGCGCTTGTTGCGGTTTCTGAAGGCAGGCAGCAGTCGAAAATGAATACCGCGAAAACAAACAGCAAGGAGGAACGGTAATGACTATCCCGTTCAATGAAATCCCGGCGGGCAACCTTGTTCCGATTTTTGCCGTGGAAATCAACAACGAACGTGCATCGAAACCTGGCCCGATGCCGTGGAAAAACCTTTTGATCGGCCAGGCGGTCGGGGCGATTGACGGAAGCACTCCGGATGCCGAAAAGAAGTGGCGTCCTAGTGCCGACAATACCGGCAAGCTCGTTCGCATTATGGAAGGCGACCAGGCTGACTCCTTGTTTGGCAGGGGTTCGCAGATTGCCCTCATGGCGAAGAACTTCCTCAAGAATGCTCCCTACATGGAACTTTACTGCCTTGCGCTTGCAGATGCTCCTGCAGGTTCCGGACAGTCCGCAGATGCCGGCAAGGCGACTAAGACTCTCACGTTTGCTGGGCCTGCCACTGAAAGCGGTTCTCTTAACCTCAATATCGCCGGTCAGGCGGTTACCGTTACAGTGATTGACACCGACAATGCTGCCACTATCGCTGGCAACGTGAAGGCGAAGATTGATTCCCTGGTCGACTTGCCTGTGGTTGCAACTGTTGCGTCCAACGTGGTCACGCTTACCGCGAAAAACAAGGGTGCTGCCGGAAATGACCTTGCGGTTTTCCTGAATTTGAACGAGGGCGAAAAGACTCCGGCTGGCGTTTCGATTAGCGAATTTGCGAGCACCGATGTCATTAAACTCGCGGATGGTTCGGGCGATACCGAATTCACTGCAGAGAATGTCGGCAACCTTATCGAAGGCACCTGGTTCAACGCAATTGCAATCAACCAGGGCGACAACACCAACACTGGCAACGTGGCCTACATCAAGGAAAAGCTCGATGAACGCTGGACTGCCATGAAGCAGCAGACGGGCGTCCTGTTCTACTGCGTTGGTGGCGACATGACCGCCGAAATCACTGCGGGCAATGCCCGTAATTCCCATGTACTCTGCCTGCCTGGCCTCCCGGATTCCCCGACTGCTCCGTGCAATATTGCGGCTGCCGTGATGGGTGCCTGCGCCGCGTCCGCTCTTAATGACCCGGCCTTGCCTCTCTCGAATGTCGCGGTGAAGGGCGTTGTTGCTCCCAAGCGTGCCAAGCGCCTTGGCGTAACCAGCCGCAACGCTATCCTTGAGGCTGGCGTTGCTGCACTGTTCGTCGGCGACGACGGCACGGTTTACTTGAACAGGACGGTGACAACCTACAAGTACAAGGCAAACGGCGCGAGTGACATCAGTTATCGCCAGCTCGAAACGGTGTTAACGCTGTCCTTCCTTCGTTGGGATTGGAACAACTATCTGTCCGGAAAGTATCCGCGAGCGAAACTTGCGGCCGACGGTGACGAATTTGGTCCGGGCCAGATCGTGATGACCCCGAAGAAGGGTATGTCCGAATTGCTCACCCGTTACCAGGATTGGATGAAGATGGGCCTTGTTCAGAACTTCGACCTGTTCAAGCAGAATGTCGTTGTTGAACTCGACCCGAACGACCCGAACGCGCTGCTGTTCCTCGCTCCCGCTAACCTGATTAAACAGTTCTTTATCAGCAAGACCCTCTTGCAGTTCGAATAAGGAGGTTGTGAAATGTCTCAGTTTGATGACGTTGGCGGCATCTACACGATGTATGTCGACAAACTTGAATTCCTGCTCAAGGGCGACCCTGAGTTCGATATCGGTGGCACCAAGCGCACGGTAATTCGCGGCGCTGGTGACGGCAAGATCCACGGCAACAAGGTCGAGAAGGTCAACAGCCGTATTTCCGGAACCACTACGAACACCTCCGAGTTGGATATCGAGGCTCTTCGCGAAACGAAGGACGCCACGATTACGCTCTACTGCCCGAACGGCAAGGTGGTCAGTTTCCCGCACTGCTCGTTCACTGGCGACCCGACTGTAAGCGGAGCCGAAGGCGAAGTTTCGTTCGAGTTCCAGGGCGACAAGGCAACCGAAATCATGTCTTGATGATGCCTTAGCTCCTGGGCGTGGGGAGCAATCCCCGCGTCCTTGGGCTTCCGCATTTTTTTAACAAACAACAAAAGGAGCTAAAAATGCAATACAAATTCAAGAAGCCGTTCAAGTTCGGTAATGAAACTATCGAAACCGTCGAACTCAAGGAAGAGTTCAATACCGGCGACATGATCCGCATTACGAATGCGGAAGGAACCGGCGATAAAATGGGGGCTATGCTTGTTGCTGCGACCGGATGGCCGCTGCCTAAAGTTGCTCAGATTTCCATTCCTGATTCTATCGCTATTAGCAAAATTGTTACGCCTTTTTTCGGGTTTGGCGAAGCGGAATCCTTGGAGACGTAGTGATGCTTGGGTTGAAGTTCGGTATGCAGCCTTCTGAAATGAATCGGATGACTGCTTCCGAACTTTCTTTTTGGGCTAAGAATGCTAGAAGAATTGTAGATGCGGAACGGAGACTTTAAGTATGGCTAATAAAACTGGAATAGAAACAGTTATTTCTGTAACGGATGGCTTTTCGAAAGAATTTCTTTTGTTTGAAAAGCGTGTTAACCATGCATTACAGCCTATCAAAAAACTTGAATATTCGTTTAAAAGATTCGACCGTGTCAGCGGTTTTAAAGCGCTTCGCAAAAGTTTAACGGATTTAAAAGATCATTCTTCTTCTATTTTCCATTCAATAACAAGTATCGGTACTGGTGTTGGTATTATTGCCGGTGCGACTGGACTACTTGTTTCTAAAATTAATAAAGTTGCATTGATGGGCGATGATTTGGCGAAAACGTCTAAACGCCTTGGAATGTCTGTTGAAAGTTTGCAAAAATTTGAATATGTTGCGGAACTAGCTGGCGTTCCTGTTGAAAATATGCAAAAAAATATGCAACGGCTTTCTCTGACTGCATTGCGTGCTGCTGGAGGGGTTAAGAAAGAATCCGAAGCGTTTAAAGCTTTGCATATCAAGGTTAAAAATATTGACGGAACAGTTAAGTCTTCAGAACAACTTCTTGTTGATTTGAGTTCAAAATTTGTTGGGACTAGTCTGACTGCTACAGAAAAACTTTATGCGGCGGTTGAAATTTTTGGAAAAGAAGGTGGCCGAATGGTCAATCTTCTAGAACAAGGCCCTGACGCTATAAAAGCGCAGATGAAACAGGTTGAGAAGTATGGGATAATGACTAAAGAACAGGCGGAGGCTTCCGAGCGGTATAACGACTCGTTGACCGCTATGCACTGGGCTTTCCGTGGAATGGCTGTTGAAATCGGAACGCATGTTATCCCGGTATTAACGGAAGCCGTTGAAAAGATTACGGAAGTGTTTTCTAAAAATAAGGAAAAATATGTAAAGTCGTTCATGAAGATTGTTGAAAAGCTGCCCGAGTTGGTGGACGTTTTTCTTGATCGGCTTCCAGGATTACTTCGTGGGATAGCTGGATTTTTATCTGTAATAGAAAAGATTGTGGATTGGTTTGGTATTGTGAAAACGTTGGGAGCGCTTGTGATTGGGTCGGTTTTTGTACCTTTGGCGTCGGCGTTTGTGGCATTGACAAAGATTGGAGCTGTTTTAGTTCGTGGCTTGTTTGTTGTTGTTATGCATATTGGAAAGATTCTTGTGGGCGCTGCTAAAAAGGCATTGATGTTTTTACCGAAACTTAAATTGAGTTTTTTGGGTATTGGTGGTGCTGCCAAAGGTGTTATTCCGGTGTTAAAACGTTTTGGAACTGCTCTCAAGGCGTCGTTTGGGCCTCTTGGATGGGGGCTATTGATTGTCGAGGAATTGTGGCCGCTCGTTAAAAAGATTGCTGATCGATGGGATGAGATGAGCTTTACCAGTTTTGATGGTATTGTTAAATCGTTTGGAATTTTAAGGGATATTACGGTTGAATGGTTGGATTCTTTAGGGCCTGTTGGTGATATTATTAAAGGTATTGGTAAATTTGGTAATAAAATTTTTGGAGGGAAGGTTGATTTTAGCGGTATTCCCGAAGATCCTATTGCGAAAGCGATGGATGAAATTCCGCCTCCTGAGAGTGTTGAAAAATCCGAACTTTTCCAATCAATTACTAGTACAAAGACAATCAACAAAAATACGAACCAGATTATGGAGATTCGTATAAAAGACCCGCATAAAGTTGCCGAGGTTAGGAAAATAGGGTTTAGTGACCCTTCTATGTACGGAAATTCGATGATGCCAGCGTTTTAGTCGATAAAATGCTTGCTTTTTTGTCTAAAAAGGAATATTTTATAGATATGAAAATCTTTTTGGCACTATTTGCGTTGGCTATAATTATTATGGCTTCTTTGTGTGCGTATGTGTTTTTAGATACGTTCATGGTCGCCGTAGTTTTTTTGCCTTTGGGTTTGGCGTTGTCCGCCCAGGTTTTGTCGACATTGTTCTATGTCGGTATTTTTCATTGCAAAGACTGCTAAAATTTCCTGTTACCAAACATCCCTTTGTAATAGCCAAATATCGTATGTTTAAATGGAATAGTTAGACAGGCGGTCCGCTTTGGCTTATATCGATACACTCCAGAAAGTGACCATACCGGTGCGCGGCGAGCCCGTTGAATGTATTGCGGGTTCATTCAAGGGCGTGCCGTTTTTCTTCGAATCGACCGAGTTTTCGGGCGGTGGGCGCAACGTCCAGACCAACAGCATCCCGTTTTCAAATGACCATGTGAACGAGGACACGGGCATCAATGTCCCGAAGTATTCGTTTAACATTTACTTTGTAGGCGAGGACGCCGAAAACCAGAAAAACGATTTCCTGCGCGTCTGTAACGAGGAAGGGCCTGGTGAACTCATTCATCCGTATTTCGGTGTATTCAAGGCCCGTGTCAACTCCCCGATCAATCTTTCTTACGGAGACTACCAGGAATACATTTCCGGTTCCGTGACATTTGTTCCGGAAAATGATTTCGAACTTCGTAATATGGAGGTTTCGCTTTCTGGCAAGACTCGACAGAAAGCGGTGGATCTTCGGCAATCTGTGGCTGACAAGACGTCGAAAAGCTTCAAGGCTAAAGGAAAAAGCAAGTCTATTCTTGACAAGGCTGTCGAAATGTCTTACAAGGCTGTTGACGCGGTTTATTCTTGCAGAAAATCGGTCCAAAAGGCGGCTGAGTTTGTAAGACAGGTTGGCAGTATTAAGTCTAATATTGAGGTCCTCCTGATGTCGCCAGGTGATTTTGTTGCTCGCGTGCAGAACCTTATAACGATGTCGGGCGAAATTCTTGGAATAGATGTCAGTCCGAAGGATAATGTATCCAACGGTATTGCGTTGATGGGTTTTACTCTAGCGTCGACAGAGGCATTTGAAATCCAGACTGTTGAAAATAGAACTGCGTTGGTGTCGCTTGTCAGGATGACTGGTGCATCGATGGTGGCTGAAAATGTGGTTGATTGTGAATTTTTGAACGTCGATGAAGCTAAACGTTATCAAGATGACGTGCATGACGCTTTTGAAGCGATGCTTGCCGATGCGGATGATGTTGATCTCTATTTGCAGGCCCAAGCGCTTGAAGCCGTTGCGCTGAAGTATCTTCGCGACAATCTGAGCAATATCCCGTATGAAGTGGAAATCGAGCTGCCTGCGACCAATAATCTGCTTTCTTTAGTCTATGGAGTGCATGGTAACCTAGATGATGTTGAGTCTGTACTTGAGCGTAATGGTTATCGGGACCCGCTTTTTGTGAAGCCGTCGGATAGGATGATGGTTCTTTGCGATGATTAAAGTGCTAAAAAATGGAGTGCTTGTGCGTGGTTGGGAGTCCGTTAGTGTCGGCCTATCTCTTTCAACGTTGTGCAACGGTTTTTCTCTTTCTCAGTTTGTGGCCGACGATTTTGATTCACCTGTTTTGTTTCCAGGCGATGCTGTCCGGATTGAATGTGATAAAGAGCTTCTTTTGGACGGCTATGTTGATGAACTTAGTTCGTCTTTTTCTCCAGGAAGTCATTCAATAAATATTTCTGGCCGTGAAAAAACTTGTGATATGGTGGATTGTTCGCTTAAGGATTTTGGAAAATCTTGGAAAAATAGAACTGTGTCGCAAATTGTAGGCGAAGTGTGTTCTGCGTTTAAAATACTTTTTGACGCGAATGGTGTGAAAGACAATGGAAAAATAGTGAAATTTTGTCCGGACCCTGGGTGTACTGGTGCCGATATTGTGTCTGATGTTTGTCGGCAGAAAGATGTGGTCTGTTTTTCGGACGGTTTGGGCTCCGTCAAGTTTGTCAATGATTCTAAATTCGAATTTGTGGAAGATTTCATTCGCCAGGGAGTCAATGTCCTTTCGGCTGATGTGACATTCAATAATTCCGAACGTTTTTCCGACTATGTGGTTTTGTGCTCCAGCGACCCGAAGACTAAGCACCGTGGAGAATCTAAAGATGGCGAAATCGGCCGTTCCAGGTGTCTTGTGTTGGTTGATGAGGGTTATGGCAACGCTGATTCTGCTGAACAACGTGCGTCATTTGAAGTCTTGAGCCGTTCTGCAAAATCGACGACGTTAAACGTGACTCTTGCTGGCTGGAAAAGGAATGACGGAAAGATTTGGAAGCCTGGCGTACTTGTTGATTGTCTTATTCCGGCGTTTTTTGGGCAGTGGGTTCAGACGATGCTTGTGAATGAGGTTGAGCTTTCGTATGATTCTACCGGGACTTTCGCACATTTACAGCTTGTTCGTAGGGATTATTATACTCAACCTCCGGCAAGAAAGGCGAAAAAGAGTAAGGCAGACCCTTGGGCAAGTATCCGGGCAAAAACTATGGCTTCGGAGGCAAAAAAATGATGGAGCGCCTCCTAAATCCAATCAAGGCGAGAATACGCCTTATGGTTGGCAAGTGCCTTATTACGGCCTGCGGTGGCAATACGGTCGATTTATCCCTGCTTGCTGGCGAAACACGTGACGAGGTGGATTTCTACCAGCAATACGGTTTCACGAGCAGGCCGGTTGGGAAGGTTGGCGGCGTGGCCTTGTTCATCGGCGGTTCCCGCGACAACGGCGTGGTCGTCGCGAGCCGTGGCGAAGACAAAAAGATGGCTATCGATTTGGAGTCAGGCGAGGTGGCCCTGCATACCTCTTTCGGGTCGAGCATCGTGCTTAAAAAGGACGGCTCCGTGCTTGTAAAGCCCAAAAACGGCAAGGTGATGCGCGTCGAGGGCGACGTGAATGTGGTCGGCAATGTGTGGGCGACAAAGGATTTTGCCGCGCTGTGCGTCGATGCCGGCGGCACTATGACCGATGGACTGATGCACCTTACCAAGCACACGCACCCGTCCGCCGTAGGCCCGACTGCACCCACGACCGGGCCGTAAAATTTGTTGTTACCAAAAAAGCCTTTAGCCTTGACGAAAAGTTTAATATATGGGCATGGGCGACCTTAAGCTACAGTGTCGAAATGACGGCTATTATGACCTAGCTTTTGAAAATGGTGATTTGCAATTGGGCAAGTCGCTTGAAAGCGCTGTACTTGTATCTGTCGGTTCGCTTGGCCGTGGTGCCGCTAAATCTTTCAAAAAAGAGCTTCAGGACGATGGATGGTGGGGAGAGCCGACTATTGAAGGTGATGTGTGGGGCTGTTTGGTCCATACGCTTTCGAAAGAGCCCAATCAGCAAAATCGGCAGCTGCTGGCAGTACAATATGTAAAGGATTCTTTGCGTTGGCTTGTCGACGATGGCGTAGCTGGTTCTGTTGACGCTGAAGCTGAATTTAAAGGAGAATATCTCTGTATTTCAGTCGTTATCAAGAATGGTGGCGAGCGTGAAGATTTTAGATACGAAATTTTGTGGAATGAGGTTGCGTGATGGCGTTCTCTACACCGTCTTTAAATGATTTTGTGCGAACCGCTGAAAATGGTCTTGCGTCGGCGTTTTATGGCGAAGGGTCTGTTTTAAGAAAGGGCGTTCTCAAGGTTCTTGCTCGTGTATTTGCCGGCGTGGCCTTCATGCTTGTGCTTCTGCTTCGGTCTATGTGGAGGAATTTGTTCCTCACGTCTTCGGATGTGGAAGGGTTGGTCAATGCTGGTACTGATTTCAGCCTTCCCAATAAGCCGGAGAGTTATGCGAGGGGCAAAGTGATTGTTAAGGCTGATTCTGCGTCTACGACAATTCCGCAAGGGACTGTTCTAACGACTGAAGATGGGGTAGAGTTTGAGGCTGTGTCTGATACGGTGCTTGCTGGTGGGAGTGAGGGAACTCCTGTCAGTTTTCTTGCAGTTGGATCTGGTGAAAGTGGAAATATTCCGGAAGGAACGGTTCTTGAATTTCGTGATGGGTCGCCGGATGGTGTGGATTCTGAACCTGTTGTTGGTGATGGGGGGTTCTTTGGAGGGATGTCTTACGAAGTAGTCGTGAATGGTGGCGTTGAACGATGGGGGGAAACTGTCGAGAACTATCGTTCGCGTCTTTTGGAATATCGAAGGAATCAACCGTGTGGGGGGTGTGTCAGCGATTATAAGTCGTGGGCGGAACGTTTTGCAGGCGTGTCACGGTGTATTGTAAATCAGAACTATCCTCATGCCGGCGGTGTTCGATGTGTGCTTTGTCATTTTGACGATCAGCTTGTCGGTGAGTCTGTTGAAGTTGGCGAGGCAGTTGTCCAGGATGTCGAGGATTACGTTACTTCTGATGAACGTCGCCCGGTTACGGCCGCTGTGACGGTCGTGTCGTGCAAGGATAAAGAGCTTGATTTTGCGATATGTATTGAACCGAATAATAACAATGTTCGCGCTTCCGTCCGTTCTGCACTAAAGAACGTACTTCGTTCTTACTCGCCCGGAGATACGGTCCGGACGGAAGCGCTTTCTGTGAAGCTTTTGGAATCTTCCAATGCAGAAAAGTTGGCCGTGTTTGCGATATCTGGTGGTCAGTATGCTGTTTTGGATATGGATGACGCTGAAATGCCTATTATCGGTGAAATAGATTGGAGAGATTACAATGCCTGATTTCCTTGTCAGAAACTATGCTGGCAAGAAAGTGGCCAAAGGAGGCTCCGTATTTGTTTACGGCGCGGGATTTACGCATTCGATAAAGGCATGGTTTGGCGAAACTCAAGCTGTGGTGTTCGATTGTGATGACGGCTATATGGAAATTGTGGCTGGCGAAAGTGCCGGTTCGTTTACGCTGAAGATTGGGGAATCTTTAAACGACAGTGTCGATGTAGGAGTGGTTTATGTTCTTGCGGATGTGGCGGAACTTCCTGTTACAGGAAAAATCAGACATACTGTTGACGAACTTTGCGTGGCGTTGCTTGGGTTGCTTCCAAGAGGAATATCATGGTATAAGGGGAGTGACGGTGTTTTCTATCGGCTGATGAAGGGATTTGCTTATTCCGTTCTCGAAATTTATAATCTGGTCGGTTTTTTTGTAAAAGAATCGTCTCCAACGCATACGGAATCCTTTTCTGAATGGGAAGATGAATTGCAGCTTCCTGAAAAAGGTGTTGTCTATTCTGGAACGGCGGCTGATATAGCGGCGAAACGCAGGTCCGAAATATACCGTAAATCGTGCAAGAAGGGCGGATGTTCTATCTCGTTTTTTAAGTCTATTACGGCGTTGTTTGGTATTAACGCGAATATATATGAGTATTGGCTTAATCCCTCTGAATTCAGCCAGATTACTGATGACGAAGACCAAAAGCGTTTTTACTGGATGATAAGGTCTAATTCTGGAATGAGCGGCGTTATTGATTTGCGCTGTGGTAATGAAAAAGGGGAGCGCCAGGACGAAGAATTTGTGTGCGGAAATGCCCGCAGTGGAATGCGTTTGAGATCGTGGGGGAATCCTGATTTCTATGCGATGATTGAAAAGTTGAAACCGGCGCACACGAAATGTTTGTACGCCTATTCACAAGGAGCCTGATATGCTTAGGACGAATGGTGAAGATCATGTAAATCACATGTTTTCTGACGGTGTCCCGGAACAAGGGAAGTTTGCTACGGTTATTAACGCCGAATGGTTGAATGCCGTCCAGGAAGAAATTGCCCAGTTTATCGAACAGGCTGGGATTACTCTTGATGGAAGCCATCCGCACCAGCTTTATGATGCTTTGCTGGCAATCTTTATGGCCGGGATTGAAGTGGGCGGAAGCGGAATCAACATTTCTGGAATTGACGGAACGACGAATATCACGAATGGAGGAATCCGATTCCAGGGAAGCCACCTCGATGTGGAACTTACTGCGACGGGGCTTTGCATTAACGGTGTTAATGTAAAAGAAGTCACTGTTCAGGGCGTATTGACTCTCAATATCGATGAAACGCTCGAGCTCGTAAAAAATCTAATCGTAAACGGGTCTACGACTTTCCGGAATAACGTAACAGTTGCCGAAGGCAAAAAATTGATTGGCGATACGGAAGGATTCCATAACGGCAATGTCTCCGGTAATTTGACGGGAAATACAAATGGGATACATTACGGTAATGTCCGTGCTGATAATATCTATTCTTTGACCAATGGCGGCTCTATCGGAATCAACGCTCCGGTGGTCTTTAGCAAGAAGGCCCATTTTCAGGACGGTATTGCTAGCGAATATGTAAGTATTAATGTAGCCCATGGCTATTCGTCTATTTTGGTGGATGATCCCTTGTATACTTCGATGACTGATGGAATGCATGTGTATTGCCTTAATGTATCTGGCAGTGTCAGTGGTGTTGCGGTATCGTCGGATAAATACTTTATTATGAGAGCTGGGACGGGTGTTGAACTTGTAAAGCGTGGCAGCGTATGGTATCCGTTGTCTCCTGAATCGGCGCTTTCTGTTCGATAGGTTTTGTTAGAGGTGCCGGGTGTCCTACGAATCCATCCTTGAAGAATTGACGAAAGGTCTCCAGGCTGCTGGCCTGGAGAATTTCAGCGTCGCCAGTTCTGACGAGGCGATGGTTAATATTGCCAAGCCGATTGCGAAAGCAATTCATGATGGTTCCGATTTTGAAATCAAGGGATCCGCCACGGTCGCCGAAATTGGCGCGATGCAGGATGTGCAGCCTGGTGACATCTGGGCCATGAAAGATAGCGGTACGGTATTCAATTCTGATGGAACTACGCTCATTGTGACGGCTGGCGACCTTATCCGCTGGGATGGTCGAAAATGGTCGACTTTGCTGCACATCGATCTGACTGGCTACGTGAAGGATGAAGACCTTGCGTCTTCGATTGCGGTGGTTACAGCGTCGATAGCTGCAGTGCAGGCGTCCGTTACCGCGCATGCATCCCGGACGGACAATCCCCATCAGGTCACGGCAGCACAAGTGGGTGCTGCTACCCCAAATGATTTACTCCGCATGAGGTATGCGGCAACGAACACCCTGCGATTCTATCGTGGGGTACTGGCAAGTTAAACAGGAGTTGAACTATGGCTCAACACGATTTATCCAAGATTGTAGACGACAACGGCGACGAGTACCTTATCAAGGCGAAGGGCCTTGAAGACCAAGTGCAGATTTCGCTCACGGGCGACGTGAGCGGATCAGCGACAACCGACTTCACGTCCAACCCTTCAATCTCCACGACCATCGGCTCCAAGAAGGTCACGACCTCCAAGATTGACGATTCTGCCGTCACGACAGCCAAAATCAACGACAAGGCCGTGACGCTGGACAAGATTGCCGATGCCGCGAAGGGCGGCGCAGTCTCCGACAACGATGGCGTGCTTGCGACGCATAGCGCCGTCAAGAGCTACGTCGACGCACAGATTTCGGGTCAGGGCCATTACCTCGGCAAGCAGACCGTCGCGACCATCAACACATGGACCGCCGACAACCTCAACAACGGCGACCGAGTCATCGCAAGCGACTCGGGAACAGTCACCCTCGGCAACATCGCAGTGCGTGCGGGCGAAGACCTGATTTTCTGGAAGACGGGGACTGGGCAGACGCAGACCGCCATTTGGCAAAGCATGGACGGGGAGTTCAAGCTCAAGCAGACCGCCAAGAGCGACCCGACCGCAAGCGGCACGACGCTGACCGCCATCGCTACCATCTCGCAGGACGCAAACGGCGAAATCACCGCCACCAAGAAAACAATCCAGTCCGCTACCACGTCACAGCAGGGCGTCGTCCAGCTCGCAGGTAGCATCGGGTCCACGGTATCGTCCGAGAACAACAAGGCGGCCTCCGAGAAGGCCGTACGTGATGCCATCAATGCGCTGGACGTGTCAAACATTACAGCGAACCTCGGTGCAAGCAAGACGCTCTCCGCGTTGAGCGAGACGGACGGCAAGATTTCCGCTACGGCCACCTCTATTCAGATTGCTGAATCGCAGGTGACGAACCTCACTACTGACTTGGGCAACAAGGCCAACAAGGTCGCGAGCGCCACGTCCGGGAACTTTGCAGGGCTGGACGCGGAAGATGCCCCAAAGTTAGTTGAAATTTCTGCAACCAAAAAGAAAAAGGTGGTCTCCAACTTGTAAATTTGGTTCAGCAAAAAAACACCAAGCA